AGTATAACACACTTAAAATATTCTTTGAGAGTACAATTGAACAAGATGATTTTACAAAACTAAAAGATGGTTACACTGTGTTAGATAGTAAAGACAATATTTGTTACTTCAAACGTAATACACTTTCTGACTTTTTAGGTAGACGTAAGACTCCTTTTACAACAGTCAACCAAGCAGTTAGATTGCTTAAATGTGAGAAGCATGATTTCTTTGAAGGTGAGCGTAACGTCTGGTATGTTACAATGCCTGACTTTGTGAACCACCAAAAGATAAAACCAAAAAACAACCAACAAGAACTTAGCGAGATGGATGATGAGTACCACACAAAATTTAGGGCTCCAGAAACAAAAACAGATTTACAAAAAGACGATTAAGATCTTTGGTCCACCCGGTACAGGTAAGACTTGGACATTGATTGAGAGAGTTGTAAAGAAGTATTTAAAGCAAGGCACAGATGCTGAGAAGATTGCTTTTATATCTTTTACTAACAAAGCTGTAGATACTGCAAAGCTTAGAGCTTTGGAGGCATTCCCTCATCTAGACTCACAGTCATTCTCAAGATTTAGAACACTTCACTCATACTGTAGGAGATACTTTGAAGAAGAAATATTTGATACAAAAGATTGTATGATTGATTACGCACTGACTAATAGTTTTGTTAAGAGATCTGATAATAGATTAGCTCAAGATAATTTTACATATATTGATTGGTCATTAGGTGTTTATGATAAGGCACGTAATTTATTAGAAGATCCAATACTTGTTTACAAAAGAGAATCACAAAAGAAAGAATCCCTTGATGTGTTTACTAGAAAGATAAGTACGTATGAACACTACAAGGTAGGTGGTGGAGAGAGATCTTTTTTAGATTTTACAGATATGATTGAAAGAGCTCTACATGAAGTAGAGTTTCCTGCGTTAGATGTTTTGATATTAGATGAAGCTCAAGACTTTACTCCATTGCAGTGGTCCTTAATTTATAAGATGTCCGCTAATGTAAAAAGAATTTATTTAGCGGGTGATGACGACCAAGCTATCTATCAATGGAATGGTGCGGATACAAAATACTTTACAAAATATTTCCCTGGAAGAAAAGTTGTGCTGCGTAAGACTAGAAGATTTGGTACAGCAATACACCAGTTCTCACAGATAGTTCGTAAAGGTATTCTAGACAGTGTTGATAAGGAGTTTGAACCTCTAGTCAAAGATGGAACTGTAAAAAGATATTTAAGTTTTAAAGAGATACCGTTTGAAAAAGATAACGGTAAATGGTTCCTGCTTGGTAGGATACATACAACAGTAAACGAACTAAAAGCATTAGCAAAAGATGCAGGCATATACTTTGCTGATAATAAAGGTCGTAAGTCTTTTGATCAGAACCAATGGATAGCAATCAAAGCCTGGACAGCTATCTCAAATGGTAAAGAGATTATGAAAAAAGAAGCTGAAGCTATGTATAAATTTATAAGACAAGTAACAGATTCAGATTACAGAACTACTAAGTTTTGGTCACAACAACCAGATTATACAAGATACGACTTTACTGCATTGAAAGAGTGGTGTGGGTTAGATCTTCCGGATGAATCAAAGACTAAACAATGGTGGTGGATCTTAAGACGTAACTTTAAACCAAGACAGGTAATTTATTTTTTAAGATTGCTTCGAAGATATAAACAATCAAAGTTAGATGAAAATCCTAATGTCATTATCGATACAATACATTCAGTAAAAGGTGATGAAGCTAATCATGTACTTTTATATTCAAAAGCTAACTGGCCTGCAAGCTACAGACATAAAAATAAAGATGAAAAATCTAATGAAAAAAAGGTATGGTATACAGGAGCAACTAGAGCGAGAGATAGTCTGCACTTATTAAGTACTGATTACAAATATCATTATCCAATTGGAGAAGATTATTTAGTTTATTTACAGAGGAAACAATGAGAAATTTATTTGAAACTTTTATTGATGTAGGCAGTGGGTTAATTTTATCTACTCTAATTCAATATTTTATATTTCCATTTTTTGATTTACACCCAACAATTCTTGAGAGCTTTCATATAGCTGTAATATTTACAATTATTTCAATGGCTAGATCATGGTGTTGGAGAACTTTATTTTCAAGGAGGAGAAGATGAATCATTTAGATCTATTTAGTGGTATCGGTGGTTTTAGTTTAGGTTTAGAAAAGGTAGGTTTTAAAACAATAGCCTTTTGTGAAAGAGAAGAATATTGCAGATTGTTGCTGCAAAAACATTGGAAAGGAGTTAAGATATATAATGATATTAAAAAATTGGAAGGCAAAGACATCGTCGAGCCCGTCGACATCCTCACGGGTGGTTTCCCCTGCCAGCCATACAGTGTTGCAGGAAAACAAAAAGGTACCGGAGACGATAGATATCTCTGGCCAGAAATGTTTAGAGTCATTAAAGAAGTACAACCAACATTCGTGGTTGCAGAGAATGTGCGAGGACTTATTAACATCCAAGACGGCTTGGTCTTCGAAACAGTGTGCTCTGACTTGGAAAGTGAAGGCTTCGAAATCCAAACGTTTATTATACCAGCTTCAGGCGTCGGTGCCCCACACAAAAGGGAAAGAGTCTGGGTTGTGGGCTACTCCAAACACAATGGATCACTTACCTCCAAGATCAAAAGAAGGAACAATAAAATTAATGACAGGTCAGAGGAAAGGGAGAACTCGACCGTCGAACCTGAGAGAACAAGTGGACGAACAGACAATGCAGCTTTGGAGAACTCCAGACGCACATTGCGACAGGGGACAGAGTTCACCGGAGAGAATGAAAATAAAATTGGAAAAGAAACTACCAATAAGTATAAACGATCAAGTCGCACAACGTGGGGATCGTGGGAGTCTGAACCCGACGTGGGTAGAGTGGCTAATGGGATACCCGGCAGGGCACACAGACTTAGAGCATTGGGAAATGCTATCATCCCCAAAATCGCGGAAGAAATAGGAAGGGCAATATGGAAAACAAAGAACCAAAGTTAAGAATACTATCACTAGGAGCTGGTGTACAAAGCTCGACAATGGCCTTGATGGCAGATGCTGGAGAGTTTGGTGTAAAACCAGACGCAGCTGTATTTGCTGACACGGGTTGGGAACCTGAACCGGTAATTAAGCACCTTGAGTACCTTAGAAGCGTTCTAAGTTACCCTGTACATATAGTCAAAAAGGGAAATATTCAAGATGACATCCTCACGGCTCTCGCACCAGGTGGTAACCAATTTGCAAGCGCTCCATTCTATACTTTAAACGAAGCAGGTAAGAAAGGTATGGGGAGAAGACAGTGCACAAGGGAGTACAAAATAACTCCAATTGCCAAAAAGATAAGAGAACTATGTGGACTTAAACCAAGACAAAGGTTTCCTAAAACTGAACACATAGAAGTATGGGTAGGTATATCAACTGATGAGGTAATGAGAATGAAACCCTCAAGATTTTGGTGGCAGAAAAATGTATGGCCATTAATTGATAAGAAAATGTCTAGAGAAGATTGTTTAAAATGGTACGAAGGTAAAGGATTTAAAATACCAGTTAAGTCTGCGTGTATTGGCTGTCCATTTCATGACGATAATTTCTGGATTGATATGAAGAATAATCGACCGAAAGAATTTGCATCTGCTGTAGAATTTGATAAAAAGATGCGTATGCATAATCCAAAAGTAAAAAACTTTGTACATAGACAATGTGTTCCTTTGGATCAAGTTAAATTTAAAAATGATGATGGCCCCGACTTGTTTAATCAAGAATGTGAAGGCCTTTGTGGAGTGTAAATGACAAATCAAAAAGATATTAACCAAGCGTTTCCTCAGTATACTCAGGTAGGCGGGAATCATTATACTAAGTTTGAGATTCAACCTTATGAATTTATATCAAAGAATAACTTATCATTCTTCCAAGGCAACGTTGTGAAATACGTTTGTAGATATTTAAAAAAAGGTGGAATACAAGATCTAGAAAAAATAAAACATTATATAGATTTAGAAATACTTAAACTTAAAGATGACAAAAAAAAATAGTATAGGCAAGAATTGGAGCCTACACTATAGAAATTTGTATGAACCAAAGATTAAAAGACTTACAGAACGTTACAATGAACTTTACGACGAGAACCAAAAAATGAAAAAAAGACTTGAGAAGTATGAAGGATCTAAGAGAATGGTTTTATATTATAATAAAAAGGCAACAGCATGACAGGTTTACAGCTAACATTTAATTTAAAAAAACATATCTGGTCATGTCCATCAGAATACAAAGATCTAAGTAATTACGATGAGATCGCAATTGACTTAGAGACAAGAGATGAAGGTATTAATGGTAAGCTTGGGGCTGGATGGGCAACTAGTAAAGGATACGTAATAGGTTTTGCAGTAGCTGTCGAAGGATGGCAAGGATATTTTCCATTCAAACATTTTGGTGGTGGTAATATGATTGAACCACAAGTTATTCAATACATGAAAGATGTATGTGCTTTACCAGCTAGAAAAATATTTCACAATGCACAATACGATGTGGGTTGGTTAAGACAAATGGGTATTAAATTAAACGGTGAGGTAGTTGATACAATGATTACTGCAGCTGTAATTGATGAGAACAGATGGTCTTATAGTTTAAATGCATTGGCTAAAGATTATCTTGGTGAGCTAAAGTCCGAGAACGATTTAAAAGAAGCTGCAAGAGATCACGGTATAGATCCTAAAGCTGAGATGTGGAAGTTACCTGCAGAACATGTAGGTTTCTATGCTGAACAAGACGCAAGACTAACATATCTTTTATGGCAAAGGTTCAAGCCGGAGATCCATAATCAAAATTTAGATACTGTCTGGCAAATGGAAACTAAACTATTGCCTATACTAATTGAGATGAGAGAGAAAGGTGTAAGAGTTGATGTGGAGAAAGCCCATAGATTAAAGAAAGATTTTCAGGCACAGGAAAAAGAATACT